TTTTTTAATCCTTTATCTTGAAGTTGATTACCTATCATTTGCATATCATTCATGAAATGTTGCAAATTTAATTCTTCTCTATTAATTTGTTTAATTTTACTAATATCTTCTTTCCATTGTTCCCATTCTTTTTGTCCTTCATTAATTTCCATAATTACAATCTATTCCCTCTATATATTCGTAATGTTGTCTTTGTCTTCTTGTTGATGCTCTAACTCCTCTTCTTGTCAAATTTTCTTTATCTTTATTTTCTTTAATTTGACTATCTTTACCTTGTAATTGATTTTCATTTCCTTGCATTAAAACCTCTTGAGCACCAATTTCTCCATTTCCAGAATAATCTTCCCAATTTCCAACTACCACTACATCTTCTTGGTCTAATGTATTATTACCAGAATTACATTCGTGTACATAGTCTGTAATATTCCAATCTACTACATATCTTTCATTACAATGTGGACATATTTTTATTGTCAATTTATTTTCTTTAATTCCTCCATCATTTTATTTTGCATTTGTTTAATCTTTTCTAAAATTTTTTCCATACATTCTCCACAAATCCAAGCCCCATTGTAAGAAATTAAAGATTTATTTTCACAACCTTCTATTGCACATTTAGATATCATTGACATTATACTTTATATTATACTATACATTATACTATACATTATACATTATACTATACATTATTTTAATTCTGATATTGGGACATAAGTACACCTACAAAGTGGATGTAATGGAATTTCTGGTTGTTCCCCAATATTATAAATTTGTCCATCTAAACTTTCACATTGAGGGCAAGTTCTATTACCAAAACTAGAAACCCATCTAATTTTACTAATATTTTTTTCTTTATAATATTCCAAAGCCCCTAAATTTGCTAATCTTGTAATTTCACTTCTTACTATTGCTATGCTTCTGGCTTCTTTACTTTTTTGTAATATTGGCAAACCACTAGCCCCTGTTTTAATAGTCCCATCCTCATTCATTCTATATAAATCCTTTAAATTCAATTTTTTATCTACTTGAGAAGCAATTTCCTTAATACTTAAACCATCCTTAAAACCTTTTTCTAATATTTTTTTTAAATCATTTATTTGTGTTTCTGTTAAATACCCTGCTAATAATTCGTTCTCATTAAGTGCTTTTATTTGATTAAAATCATAACCATTTAACACTAATAAAATTTGTTTTAAATATTCATTATATTTAAATCCCAACCATTCAGAAATATCATTTACTTCATCCCAACTTTCTTTACAATGCTTACATTCTTTTTCGTATTCATAATTCCTATTAATATATTTCTCTTTTGGTTTAGGTTGAGGTGGTTGTTCTTTTTTTGGTAATGGTTTTTGAGGAAAATTTTTATTTTGTCCTGGAACAATTGGTTGTGGTTGTTGTTCTAATCTTTGCCTTTCTTCCTCTTCCTTTTTTTCTTGTTCCAATTTCTTTTCTTCCCATACATTCTTATCTAATTTCAAAAGATTAACTAATTCGTTTTCTAATATATCTTTTAAAGCGAGAGAAACACTAAATCCCTTTAATAACTCTATAATAGTTTTTATTTTTCCTTCGGTTTCTAATATCGATGGTGTTCCCCATTCAAATTCAACATGTATATCAAAACCATTGGCATTTAAAATTCTCTTAAATATTTTTTCTTCTATAATCTTTTCTATTTCTGCTTGAATAGATTGAATACGCCTTTGAAATCCCTCCATTTGAACTCTTGCTAATCCTTCGGGAACATTTGCTTTCCCCATAATAACTGGAGGTATTTGATAATCGTAAAATAACTTATTCAAATCATATTCCAAACTTGAAGTAAATTTATCTCCAATATTTCCAAAATCTACAACTTTTAAATCTACCAAAGCATCTGTTGCCCAATCTGTTTTATTATCCATAGTTTCCATTTTTTGTCCAAATGCTTCTACATCTTCTCTTTTTGGAATTATATGAGTGTTACCTTCTACCTTACCTAATTTTGCATGTAATGGACTATTAGCTTTTCTATTAATAATCATATGTTCGTCTTTTTCTTGTTGTAATAAATTATTAACATCTTGCATAGAAGACATTGCCATTCCATAACCATAAGCACAATCTCCGATTTTATTAAATGGTATGTGTGCAATCTCATATTCTTTAAATGGTATAGTTTTGTTTTTAGCAAATTTATCAAAATCCCCTTTATATTGATTATATCCTTGTACTAAACCTTTCTTATCTCTAACTATATACATGTAATTTGCATTCAATACTTTTAAACCCATTACTCCTTTGTCTTTTGAACCACCTATTTCTACAAATCCATTACCTTTAATCAATGCTTCTTTACACCAAGCACGAAGTATTGTATCAAAATTAACATCTTGCATAAAATCTTCTATAATAGTTTTTGCTCTATCATCCTCACAAATAATATAAAATCCCGGTCCTACAATATAATCTATATATTTGTCTATTATAGCACTGAATAATCCAAACTTTTTATATAAATTTTCCATTTGTCTAAAATCAAATGGATGTTCTTCTCCCAACTCACTTGGAAATTTAAATTCTTTTTTTTCTACTTCACCTTTAAATTCTTCAGTTATTTTTAAGAAATTGGAAGACAAAGATGGATTATAGTTTATAATGTGTAGATTTTCTTTTTCCACCTTTTGTCTATTCCATATTGCCATCGTATATTTAAAAATATAAAATATATTTTTAAATTTAATTTATTAAATTATATAATCTACTATGCTAATGTTGGAGAATATTCCACATTTTCTTTACATGCCCAACAAGCCAATGCTAATGCATCTGGATAATCATCATGTTTATTTTCCGAATGATGTATTTTTAATGCCCCTTCTCCATGAATACCTATTTTCTCATATCTTAAATCTCTTAACTGAAATATAAGTTTTTTATGATTAGGAAATTTTAATTTTCCTTGATTCATAATTACCTTTAAATTACTATAAATATCCATTTTGGATTGAGTAGTAAATCGCAATGATTCTACCCTATAATCATCTACACCTTTTGAACCAAGTTCCATTCGTAACCAATCAGCTGGTCCCTCACCAATTCCTGTTTTATCTAAATATATTTTTTCATAATGATATTGTTCATCCAATTCTTTAGCTTTTCGAACTATTTCCCTTGGTTTATTCTTTTCAAAAAGCTCTATACTAACAACTCTAAATCCCCCACCATGATATAAAATAGTAATAAAAACACTTTCATCTTCTCCTTCGCCTGCTACATCTATTCCTAAAAAATATCTTAATCTTCTAAGAGGTAATTCTGGTAAATTATATTCCTCTATACAATTCTCAATTTCTTCTTTCTTAAAATAACAATTTCTATCTTCTGTAAAATTACCATAAATCTCATTTTGGACATATTCACTTGTTTCTCCATACTCTAATATATCTTTTTCTATTTCCTTGATACCTTCTGGATGTAAATAAATATTGTCTTTATAATTATAATGAAAACATCCATAATCTGGGTCGCCTTTCATACCACGTTCCCATAATTCCCAAACTTCACCTTTTCCCCAAGGAGTAGTAGTTTCCCAAGTTGGTGCTCCAGTATCATAAGTTAATGGTTTAATTGCATTTTTTGCACCTTCCTTAATAAATGCACTTTCATCCTTAAATACTCTATCATATGCCTCACCTCTTAATGTATCAGGATTATCAGCAGAACCAAAATCAATATAACTACCATTTTTAAAAATAATTTTTGGTCTTGGAGAAGTAATGACCTTTTCTATATCCCCATAAACTCCTGCCTTTTCCATAAGTTCTGTAATTTTATAAAAAACTATTAATGTTTGTTTATAAGTTGGTGCTATTACCATTTGTCTTTTATATAACGACAAAATAGAACCTCGTATTAATTCTCCAGCAACCATTTGTGATTTTCCTGAACGTCTACCACAAACAATAATTTTATTTTTATGAGGGCTTTTTAAAACTTCTATTTGTTTTGGATGAGGTATTTGATTTAAATATGATACTTGAAATCCAACTGGGTCATAAAAATCTTCAATATTTAATTCAATATCACCATTCTCCATATGTACCATATTCGTCATCTTCTTTGTTATGTATTTCCTTATAACATTTATTGCAAACTGCTATTAAATCAATATCTATTTCTTCAAATCCTAAATTATTATAATTCAAACGATGTAATTGAGTTGCTTTATCCCCACAAATAGAACATTCATGGTTAGCTTCTTCCATTAATTCTATTCTTCTTTCTCGCCAGTCGTCAGATTTAAGATAGTCGATGTATTCTTCTTTTTCCATTGTTTTAACCTTTCAATAACCAAATCAGAAGTCATATCTACATTTACATTTAAATTTTGTTGAACAGGAGGAAATAGATATCGCATATAATCCAAAATCCTATTCATCATGGTATTTAAATCTCTAACCATTTCTTGTTTTAACTTTCCAGGATTGTCTTTTGATATTTTTTCCTGTTCTCTAAGAATTACTTTAAATGCATCAAGAATATCATTTAGTTCTAAAATACATTTATCTTTTGTCCATTTAGGTTTTTTTGGTGTATGCCAAATTTCTTCGTCCCTTTCTCTACTTCTATATTTGCCACCAAAACCATAATCCTTTAAATTATAATTCGGATTTCCTGG